TTCTGAATGGTATGATTTATATTGAAGATAAGAACAACCACCTGATAGACGCGCTACGCTACGCCTGCGAGGGCCTGCACCGCCGGGGCAAGATGATTGCCGCGCCGCCGGTAGAGCCTGCCCCTGAAAAGCCCAACGACTATGTGGCTCATACAAGAGATGAAACGGACGCATGGAAAATAGTGTGAACACAAAGCTGGACCTTGAAGAACTGAAGCAGATGGCCGAAAACTCGGTCTCGCTCACCAGCACGGCCCGCGCATTGTCTGAGCGTGACAACGATTACTATCATGGGCATCAATACACGTCGGGTGAAATCGCCACGTTGAAAAAGCGCGGCCAGCCGGTGGTCAGCAACAGCAGATTGAAGCGCAAGATCGACGCAATGGTTGGCATTGAGCAGCGCAACCGTGTCGATCCAAAGGCATACCCCCGCAATCCGGGCGACGAGGACGCAGCACTTGCCGCAAGCAAGGCGCTGATGTTCGTTGATGATAACACAAACTTCGACGTAAAGCGGTCAAGCTGTTTCGAGGATATGATTATCAACGGCTATTCCGGTGCCGAGGTCATTGTAGAGGACAAGAACGGGCGGCTTGAGATTGTTATCAACAAGCTGCGGTGGGAGGAGATATTCTTTGACCCCCATTCCCGCGAAAAAGACTTTGGTGACGCGGCCTACATGGGCGTCATGAAGTGGATGAGCATTGACCGGGCGTTTGACCTGTACAGCGAGTCTTTCGACGGTAGCGACGAGGAACTGCACGAACTGCTGCAAACATCGCTGGTGATGGCTCAGGATGGCGAAACGTATGAAGACCGGCCATATGTAACCAACTCATTCCAGTGGTCAGACCCAAAGATGAAGCGCGTTCGGGTGGCGCAGATGTACTACAAACGGTCGAATGAATGGCATTTGGGCATATTCGTGGCCGGTGGCACCATCTACAACGAGATTTCGCCCTATCAAGACGAGTATGGCAACAGTTCCAACCCGATCTGCCTAATGACGGCCTACATCGACCGGGACAACAACCGCTATGGCTTCCCCCGCGATCTGATCGACACCATTGACGAGATTAACAAGCGGCGCTCAAAGTTGCTGCACATCATGAACTCCCGTCAGACATGGGGGCCAAAGGGCGCTGTTGTATCCCCGGCTGCTATGAAACGCGAACTGGCATCGCCTGATGGTCATATCGAGGTCACGCAAGAGGCTGTCCTTGACGCGAGGGAAAGCGGCGTTGCCCCGTTTAACATCATTCCACAGTCCGACCAGATTGCGGGCCAGTTTTCATTGCTGACCGAAAGCAAGATTGAGATTGACCAAGTGGGGCCGAACGCTGCGCTATTGGGTCAAATGGGATCAAGTGCATCGGGCCGGGCCATCATGGCACAGCAGCAGGCCGGATATGCTGAACTTGCGCCGATCTATGACAGCCTGCGCGATTGGACTACCCGCGTTTACATCGTGATATGGGAACGCATCCGCCAATACTGGACGGAAAAACGGTGGATTCGCGTCAGCGACGACGTAAAGGGCATTGAGTTCATCGGTATCAACATGCCGACTGGCGAGCAGCAAGTAGCACCTGACCCTGAAACGGGCATGATGATGATCCGCCCTGTGGTCGAGAACGAAGTTGCCAAGGTTAATATTGACATAATCATTCAGGAAGCCCCTGACTATGTGTCGATCCAGCAAGAGCAGTTTGAGCAGATGGTGCAGTTGGCCAAGAACGGCATCCAGTTGCCGCCTGAAATGCTGATTGAGGCGTCCAGCCTGCCAAACAAGGCTGACCTGCTAGAACGTCTGGATGAAATGCAGCAGGCCGGGGCGCAAGGCGCTCAACAGCAGCAGCAACTCGAACAGCGGATGCAACAGGCCGAAGTCAGCAAGATCGCGTCTGAGGTCGAGGAAAACATGGCCGATGCCAGAAAGAAACAGACAGAGGCAGACGAGAACATCGCTCAGATCAGGGCGATGGGCTTTTAGACACCTCGCCAAGTTCGTCTATGGCGTAAACCGTAAATTCAGGAATGGATTCAAGAATACCTGCGATTTCGTCCTTCAGATCATAGTCAGATATGGCCCAAACGTGGCGAACCCAACAGGAATAAGCATTCGTGCGCGTTGATGGGATTGGAATAAAACCCGCATCGCGCAAGGCAGTATTCTCAGTGAACGGCCCTGAACGTGGGGGCGTCATTAGAATTGAGTGGTCTGACATGTGTGTACAATACGCGCATTGGGTCAGGTTGCCAACCCGCCGCCGGGGATAATCGGGCGTTTATGTGTGCCGCCGACACTAACGGGCGTTTCGCAACTCACAGCGCATTGGAGAAGAGTTATGGCTGATGATGAAGTTTTGTCGTTTTTGGACGAAGAAGTTGACGGTAACAAAACCGTCGAGGAAATGGTCTCGGAATCGAATGCCGCCGAAATGGTGGAACCGAAAGAAGCCGAAGCAGTTGAACCTGAAAAGGTTGAGCCTGAAACGGTAGAGACCAGCACGGGCGAAAAGGATGCTACGCCGCCGGTAGCAGAACCAGAAGCACCAAAGCAGGCACCTATAGCCGCTCTTACGGACGAACGGGCCAAACGACAGGATGCAGAGCGCCGCTTGCATGACGTTGAGGCGCAAATGCGTCTTATGAACATGCAAAGGCAGGAGCCGCCTAAAACCCCTGATATCTTTGAAGATCCACAGGGGGCCATGAGTCATGCTGTTGCGCCGTTACAAGCGCAGTTGCAAAAGCAGAAGCTGGAATCGTCGCGTTTCTATGCTGAACAGCAGTTCGGCGCGGATGTGGTCAAAGAGGCTTACGCCTATTTCGATCAGCATCCACAGGAAAGCGCGGCACTATTGCAGCATCCATCGCCGTTTCACGCGGCTGTGGAGCATTACAAGCGGCAGACGATTGTGCAGCAGATGGGGAATGACCCGGATGCCTATATCAATGGTCTCGTCGAGACAAAGCTGCAAGAGCGCATGGCCACAGCGCCCGTAACGTCTGCCCCGAAAGCACCGCCTCCATCCATGGCTAAAACCTCTGGGTCGGGGGACAAAGTAGACATGACCGGAACTGCTTTCGATAGCATGTTCCCGTCATAATTTAGGAATAAAGAAATGGCCGACACTATTCTCGACATTGGTTCCCAAGTCGAAAAATGGGAAAAGACATACTTCTCGGAGTATGTTCGCAACTCTGGATTCAAGCCCTACATGGGCAAAGGGTCCAACAGCGTCATTTGCGTAAACCATACGCCCACAAGCGGCGGCAAGGCTGTTAACCTGCCTCTGGTCACTCGCCTGAAAGGTCCGGGCGTTACTGGCTCAAACCCGTTGGTCGGGCAAGAGGAAGCATTGGGCAACTTCAACATGCAGATCGTTGTTGATTGGCTGCGTAACGCGGTTAACATCAAAAAGCCGGAATTGCATTGGACTGAAATGGACCTGCTTGCCGCAGCCCGTGACCAGTTGATGTTGTGGTCGATGAGTGGCTTGCGTGATGATTGTATTACCGCGTTCAAATCGATTGACGGTATTGATTATTCCGCAACCACTGCGCCGGAGCGTGACGCATGGCTGGCGAATAACTCTGATCGTGTATTGTTCGGCGCTTCCAAAGCCAACAACACGGGCACGTTTGACTCGTCCTTGGCAAGTGTTGATGCGACTAATGACCGGCTGACAGCCCGTGCATTGACGCTGATGAAGCGCATGGCAAAGACCGCAGATGCCCACATTCGCCCAACACGGGTAAATGATGGCTCTGGCCGTGAATACTTCGTCGCGTTCACTAACAGCCTGAACTTCCGTGACCTGAAAGAAGACCCGGTTATGATGCAGGCAAACCGCGAGGCCCGTCCCCGCGATGTTAGCAAGAACCCGATCTTCCAAGATGGCGACCTGATTTATGATGGCGTTATCGCTCGGGAAATCCCTGAAATCACGGTGGAAAACAACGGCAGCGTAGATGTTGCGCCAGTGTTCTTCTGTGGCGCTCAGGCCCTTGGCATCGCATGGGGTCAGGAACCCAAGTCAACCCGTAAGAAAGAAGACGATTATGGGTTTGAACAAGGGCG